ATTGCCGAGCAATGCAATCGTCTGGGTTTAGATATTGATGGAGCCATTGCCAGAGAGATCAGGTTGCAAATCGTGAATCACAAACATATTGAGCATCAAGGTACTGGGCAGAATACCGAGTATCGATTGAAGCCGAAGGTGAGGCGGGGTTATCAATGATTAAAGAAATCATTGGAAATGCCACCCTTTATTGTGGCGATAGTAATGAAATTCTCTCAGAGATAAAAAATGTTGATTCAGTCGTTACTGATCCACCTTATGGCTTGTCATTCATGGGTAAACAATGGGATTACGATGTGCCACAACAAGAACTATGGGAAAAGGTTTATCAATCCATCAAGCAAGGTGGACACCTGTTATCCTTCTTTGGTTCACGCACTTATCACAGAGGAGTCATACCCATCGAAGATGCTGGCTTTGAGATACGAGATCAGTTGATGTGGTTGTATGGCAGTGGCTTTCCAAAGTCGCACAACATAGGTAAGGCGGTTGATAAGTTGCAAGGGAATGAGAGAGAAGATTTAGGGGAATACGAGCCGTTTGGGAGAGAGGGTAGGAAATCAAGCGGTAAAGCCAAGTTTGGTGTAAAAGGCTGGGAAACTAAACCAAAAATTAGGCTAACCAAAGGCAATAGCGAATACGAAGGTTGGGGTACAGCTCTCAAGCCAGCACATGAGCCGATAGTCATGGCGAGGAAACCCTTTAAAGGAACTGTGGCTAACAATGTACTAGAGCATGGTACAGGTGGGATTAATATAGATGGGTGTCGAGTTGGAACAGAAGATAACTTGATGGGTGGCGCATACTCTGGTGGCGAAAGAAAAGAGGGCGAATGGAAAGAGCAAAGCGGATTTAAAAACAACAACCCAAATATAGAATACGAGCAACCACAAGGCAGATTCCCAGCCAATGTCATGCACGATGGTTCTGAGGAAGTGTTGGAGATATTTCCAGAGACTGGCAAGAGTAGTGGTGGTAGCGGTATTTCTTCGCAAAAATCAGCAACAGGTGAAATATATGGTAAATATAAACAAGGTCATAAAAGTCAAAATCTAGGTGGTTTGGGTGACGAAGGCACAGCATCTCGTTACTTCTATTGTGCGAAAGCGAGTAAGAAAGATAGAGATGAAGGTTTAGATAGTTTTTCTGAAAAAAAATGGGTTCAATGGCAAACTGGTAATGGCGCTAGTGGTAAGCCTAGTAGCATATCTGAGGGCCGTAATACTGCATACAAAAATATACATCCAACAGTCAAGCCAACGGAGTTGATGCGCTATTTGTGTCGCCTCATCACACCGAAGGGTGGGGTGATCTTAGATCCTTTTATGGGTTCTGGCAGTACAGGTAAAGGTGCATTACTGGAAGGATTTAAGTTTATAGGCATTGAAATGGAACGAGAGTATTTCGATATTGCTTGTGCCAGATTGGAAACTGTCCAAAAAAATTCACAGCAAAATTTGTTCGCCCATAAACAGATAATAGATAAAGAGGCAGATGGGGTTAAATAAGGCTTTTACGCTCTAAAACGCACCAAGCGTGTTTAAGCGTAAAAGTAAAAAGCCCTGTTGTAAATACCCTAAAGGGTAACAAAGAAATATTAATAAGATCGGTATAAACCGATAAAGGTAGGAAAAGATGGGAGCTACAAGTCGTCGTAAAGGAGCGAATGGAGAACTAGAATTTATTAAGATTTTATCTCAATCGTTCCCTGAGCATGATTTTTCTCGTAATTATGCGCAAGCAGCTAAATCAGGATTTGATGTGATCGGCTTACCCGGTTTCGGTGTTGAAGTGAAACGCTATAAACGTGGTCGTTTATATCAACTGGATTGGTGGGATCAGGTAGTCGATGCTGTTAAGCCTGAGCGGTTACTACCGCTCTTGGCTTACAGGTTCGATCGCACAGAGTGGTGCATTTTAGTACCGGCTCAGTGGGTGGTCGGTAACACCGTCGATAGACACGATATCACTTGTCACATGCCGTATGACGATTTCGTTAATGTGTATAAGAAACATCAGGAGCACGAACAAAAAGCTACTCAGGAACTTGAAAAGGACTATCAGGAATTCAAGCAAGATATGTTGGAGGTTAAGGCCTAAGAATGATTCTTTATACCGAACAGCAGTTAGAGACGGTCTACAACATTGATCGTAAAGAACGCATGCGATTAGGTATCCCGTTCACCACGTTAGAGCAATACCGAGGGATTTATGAGGCTATCATTCTGGAGCAATATGTAGAGTTTAATGTGGAGTTTAATGATGAGTAAACGTATATCAAACCTCTCTACCATAGAATCGTACTTCACCAGAAAAACAGCGAACCTCAAACATGCCAGAGGTAAATACAATCCCAAAATGGATTGGATGATTACCTCGGATGATGTACTCAATCTCTGGCATCGGCAAGAAGGTCGTTGTGCGGTTACTAATTTATATATGAATCATCACGGCGACATCAATGATTTAAAGAATGCCAGTATCGATCGGTTAAACAATGATGAAGGGTACTCGGTGGAGAATATTCGTTTGGTCTGTTCGGCGGTAAATAAGATGCGTGGCTCATTGACTGAGAGTGAGTTTCATTGGTGGGTTAAACAAATAGCAATTGGAGAATTATTATGAGAATTAAAGACAACGTACATCATCCGGATCATTATACGGTTAAACGTCCAGGGGATTCAGAGTGTATTGATTGCATTCGTTCCTCTATGAGTGATGCGGCGTTTGCCGGGTATCTAAAAGGATCGGTTATAAAATACCTGTATCGGTATGAGGATAAGGGTGGGGTGGAATCGTTGCAGAAGGCACACGTCTTTTTAAAGTGGTTGATTGAGTGTGAAGGGCAACAACAGGAGGACAAACATGCAGTGTCCTAAATGTCGTGGTGCATCACAAGTCTTAGAGAGCTCCAAGAAAAACGTGGCAGTTTTTCGTAAGCGTTGTTGTAAGAAATGCTCTCACCGTTGGCAAACGGTAGAGCGTTTCTACATCAAGGAAAAGAAACCCAAGCGAGAGACAACCGCTAAGAATTACACCAATAAGGTGGATAAGTATTATGACGATCTGCATGAGCCGTTAGGCGAGTCTGCGGATCGTTTGGAAGCGTTAGATATTATTCAAAGTTTAGGTACATCCTTGGAGGATTAACATGGCGGGACAAAAGATATTAAGTGCTCAAGTTAGGTACTTGAATGAAGTCGGTGAAGATAAGATATTTGAATTGATTACTGTCGGTAATACATTGAAGCAAATCTATGCCAAATATAATTGTGGCAATCGTGGTTTTTATAAGTGGCTCGGTCAAGTGGAAGGACGTAAAACTCGGTACTATGAGGCAAGACGTTTAGCAGCAGACTTTCTGGCAGATGAGATATTGGATATTGCAGATGCCGATATGGATCCTCAGCAAGCGAACCTGGCGAAGCTCAGGATTGATTCGAGGAAGTGGTGGTCGTCTCGTGTTAGCCCGGAGAAGTGGGGCGATAAGAAATCACCGACCTTGCAGATTAATCTCAATGATATGCACTTGGAGGCCTTAAAGAATATCAGTGTCATTGAGCATGAGCCGACGTTGTTGAACGTCGATGAGGATGACGATGCTAATAAAGATTGAGGGATTCAATGAGGCTATCCAAGGTTACATCGTGCGTCATGGTGAAAAGGTTTATGTCTATGATTACGACCAGATGATTGTGATGACGGCTAAAGATAACAACATGAGCCGCGAAGCGGCGAGGTTGTACCTGGAGAAGAATGTACTGGATGTATTTGCGAGTGATGGGGCTCCGGTGTTCAGGTATAAGTTATGAGTAAAGGCTCGACACCAAGACCGAAGGACAAGAAGAAGTATGAAGATGAATGGGATAGGATCTTCGGTAAGAAGAAGCGCAAAGATTGATGTACTTTGTGTTCACTTTAAGGTTACAAAAGAATTGGATATGAGTTTTTACACAGTAAAATATAGAGGCTAAGTGCCTCGGAAGTGAAGATAACCCTGTAAGTTATTGATTATTATAGGTTTATAGTCTAATACACCCTATATATGCTTCATACTATCTTTTATGAATGTAACAACCTATATATTACGACCTTGCGCGAGCCACTGATAGCAAGGGATACAGGGATTCTGGCAGTTATTAACATTTTTAGCCCCCCCTTGCTGCAAAGCCCGGGTGGGGGATATGGACTAGATACTCACAGTAAAATTTTTTTTTATTTATTTGTTTGCTTTGTTACCCTAAAGGTGTACTCTTACATTGTAACAAAAAACTAATAACTACAACTAAGGGGAACACAATGATAGCTAAAATCGACAATTACTATTTTAAGAAAGTAGGCGTTGACCTTCTTATTAAAGAACCTAATCGATCTTGGGAGCCAATTATTCCATTACCATTCTTATACCACCGCAAACGTGCCATCGTTAAACAAGCGATGGTTCTATTGGAGGTGGCGTAATGATATACGGTTACACTCGTACCTCTTATCTCAACAACAGCACAGAGACATCGCTCGACGCACAGCGTCGGCGTTGCTCTGGCTTGGCTATGTCTGAGGACTTAACGATTGATACTTACCTAGAGGATTCAGGCGTCACTGGTGCTATGGAGTTTATGCTTCGTCCGTCCATCAAGGACCTTGAATTCGCCGAAGGCGATACGATCATAGTATCCAGCCTAGATCGCTTTACACGCGACACTAGGCACTGCCTAAACGACATCTACCACCTCAAGCAAATCGGCGTTAAGTTAATCATCAAGGACCTGGGTGATGTATGTAATGACAACAACACCCATGCCAAATTAATCCTTAATATCCTCGCTGTATTCGCTGAAACAGAACGCATGAGGATAGTCGAGCGCCTCGGTAATGCCCGCAAGGAAAAACGCAAGATAGGCGGTTATGCTGGTGGTTTAGTGCCATTCGGGTTCTTTGTTAAAGGTGTCGGTAGAAAAGCCGTGCTACGCGAGCATGAACTACGCGACAAGGCTATAGACATTATGCTTGATCGGCGTGACGAGGGTGCCTCATTCCGTGAGATTGGCGAAGAGATAGAGTATCGCTTTGGTTGGGATTGCAGCTATCAGACAGTACGCCGTCTGGTGCAAAAGGCGGTAGCTTAATGGCTGATATTCCTTGTCGGATTGATGACGGTCCTCAATTCGAGGACGTCATTGAATCCGATGAAATGACTGATGAAGAAGCCGAAAATATCCGGCAATGGCAATGGGAGGCAACGCTTGATGAGGAATGGAAAAATTTAGATGACTAAAAAGCTTGTATCAGAAGCAAGAGGATATGTTGTTAAAACAGTTGCTGAAGCGAAAGTAATCGCATTAGGGTATCTTAGAGCCATAGATGGATTCGA